GCAAGCGAGCCAAACTTTAAAATAAAACGTTTCCAAATATGCTCTGGGTCGTTAATGTGAGTTTCGTGCCTTTTCTGACTTAAGTACCTGTACATCATTAAAAGCTCTATCTCACCGTCCGTGCTGTGAGCTTTACGGGCGTTTGCAAAAGCAATCTTAAAACGACTCTTAGAGACGGTCCAAGGTTTTACATGCCACATGTCACCAAGTTGGCGGACAAACTCTGTAGAAGATTTATCAGCAGACCAGAGAGAAGGCTTTTGATTTACGGAAGAAGCCACGATGGAATCATGCTTCTTCTGCTTTTCTTCACGATACTCCTCCGCCTTCTTGCGCTCGTACTTAGCGCGGAGATCGGCTACATCTTCCGGGTCGTATGCGTCCGGGTAATCGCTCATTTGTCCTCCAAAAAGATATTTACGAATATATTTTTCAGTTTCCCCGACCACGTCGGGAATTCTTTCTTGCTTATCTGCATATAAGCTATTAGTGCTTAATATGCTATATGACTGTGACTGTATACAGAGAGAACGGTTTCTCAGTACTTTTGAAATACGGTTTTCCAGTAAATCCCACCCAGCAGGTGTGATCTCAATAATGCTTCTGTAGGCACCATTGGAATACTTCTGTTTTGTCGTACGGGTCAGCCCAGCGGCTTTTAACTCATTAATGGATTTTTGGCAGGCGTCTCTTCCCTCCCCAAATACCTCTGAAAGGGCTTTGGCGCCCCCGTAGAGCTCTTTAGAGGCGATCTCCATGAGAACACCTAGGGCACGGGCTGTAATCACGCCTCAGGGCCCTTCTTGGCCTTTTCTAGTTCTTCGACAATAGCCTTAGCAAAGATCTTGGCGATAGCCTCAATACCGAAGTACAGATTTCCAGCTTCGTCTTCGTCGTATCCGTCTTCGTCGTCGTCTTCTTCATCCTCGTCCTCAATATCCTCATCCTCAGGTTCTACATAGGGTGCTTCCACAACTTTAGGAATTGTATCTTCCGCGGTTGGGATTACGGGGTTAACAGATACTTGAATGTTCTTGGAAGGTGAAATAGGTAAAAGTCCCTCTGTGAGGTCGTAACAAGGGATACCGGCCTCAGTACAGATAGCCAAAGTGTTCTGGCACTCGTTATCCTCATCTGACCACAGAATAAAACATGAGGTTGTCTTAGGGTCAAGAAGAGCAGCGTCTACCACTTTGATGTGGTTTACAGGTTTATTTTTATCTTTAGAGAACTGCTCCGCAAAGACCTTACCTTGGCTTAACTTTCCCTCTTCAATTATGTAAACAGTTCCTTCCGCGCCTTTAGCGTAGAAGTGATCTTCTAATAATGCTTCTAAGTTAGCTCGGCTAGTGGCCCCGCTACCTGCTACCACAACAGAATATTTCTCCATGAGTGCTCCTTGTTCTTGGAGCCCTACCTTACACGATTATTTACTCAGGTCTAGTTGGGTTAATTACCGCCGGGCGGTGTGTCGCTATACGTTCCGCTATTGTTAATAATAATGATCCTAGGAACGCTCCAGCGATTATCCACACTATCAATACAGGCGGTTTCCCAGGTACAACTAAGTAAACAGGGATTGATGAAAACACCAAAGCAAAAGTTGCGTTGATAAGCAACCCTCCGCCAATAATAGACAAGAACTTAATTAAAGGCTTAAGTACAGCTAAACAAAAAGCTGTAAACATTCCAACAAGTAGTAGTTCAGTCATATATTGATAGTACTACGTTTTTGGCTGAGCTAAGTAGATCGCTACCGTGCTTCCTAAATTTAATTGGTTTTCGACTGCGTAGTCACCAAGACGAGTTTGGATTGCAAAACGGTTTTTGTATAAATGGCTACGTGCAGCGTTTGTAGCCCCGCCTTCCCAAAGAAGGTCGTTTGAGTTTCCAGGTCCGGTATTTCCGTTAAAGAATGGAGCAAGCGCGGAAGAGTTTTCAAACAAAGAAGAATCAAGCCATAAGCTACGCCCTGTAACAGCTACCCAATCAATACCCACAACCGCGGAATAAGCGTTTGCTGGTGCAATTGCCGTGACAAATGCGCGGTTCCAGTTTATACCTGAAGCCGTTACGCTTGTAGTTGTTCCGATAACGTTAGATCCAATTTGAGCACCTGAAGAGTCATACCAAGCAATAAATGGTGTTACTGAATCACTTCCGCTTAACGCAGAGTCCTTTTGTAGGTAAATACTAAAAATGTAACTGGTGTTTGGATAGTGAATGGGCATTAATTGAGAAGTTGTAGTCCCATCCCAAGACTTAACGTTTACTGTTCCGTTCGCAGTAGCTGTTAATTTATATGAGTCGCCAGAAAGCCAAGAATCTCCTGTTGTGGCAACTCTTGGTATGTTTGCGTTAGTTACAGCAAACTCGATGTATGATTTTTCATCGTTTAGTGGGTCAACACCAACGGCTGTAATTGTTCTTAACCCATCAAAAGGTGCTCCAACACCGGATATATAAACAATATTATTTACTCGATAGCTATTACTGTATGTAGTCTCTAACCGTGCAACATTTGAAGTAAGACTTTTGTATGCAATTGTCCAAACCTGTGTATCTGGCTCTGACGCGTTAGGGTCAATTACTTTTGTTGTTGCGCTTCCTGATACGGACCACGGTGTTACTACCGGTGATGAGACAGTTCCGCTAATTAAAGCAAAGTGTGGGTTTTTTAATTCATTAATTCTGGTTGCTCTTAGTGTCATATGAATTTGTCGAGCTTCATCAAATGAAGTAACAGAGGAATCTTGCTCAAATTGAGCACAATCAAAGTAATGGTATTCATTGGTTGAAGACGCGCCAACCGCAGAAATTGTTATTAATGGTACAGCGTAGTAAGCACTAGCTGGGGCGGTGCCAGTTATTGTTGGACGCGCAGAGAATTCTCCAACTGTGTTATTAACAGGGCTACCAGTGCTTGTGGAAATAAGATCACCAAATCTGTCATACCAATTAAGTATAAGAGTTACTGCCCTTACAGTAGTTCCAGCCGCTGAGTAAACGCTAAATACATAACTCAACCCCCCTGTTACTGGAATGCCTTTTAGAACAGGTGATGATAAGCCACAAGATATTGTTACCGCTCCAGCTGTTGCATTTGCGTTTTTTACAGACAAAATTCCGTTTTGTTTATTAGGGTATTGCACCAACGCTGTAGGTTCAGCCCAAGGGTTTGGGGACGGTATAAGTGTTGGGTATTTTTCGGTAGCCGCATTAAAGCAGTTAAAAGATGCAACATTGTTAGCTGTTAATGACCAAGATACAGAAGTTGCAGTTACTGCAGTGATTGTTTTTGCAGACCCCACTGTATTAAACAAAGGTTGAGCAAATCCTTCAGTATTAATTTTTGTTCCTACGGCATAATTATGTGGCCCAATTACAGCTGTGACAACATTACTGGTTAAAGAGATTGATTTAATTGATTTTTTTACTAACGCTTTAAAAATTGCTGAAGTGTTCGCTGATTCCCAATGACCTGTGCTTTCTTCAAAAGAAGAATCATTATAGTCAAGCATTAAATTGTGGCTTTTTACAAGACCATCAATACTAGGGTTTGGGGTTCCCGCAATAGGTTGCGGTACCGCGTAGCCTGTAAAAGCTTTCATAAACTCTCGAAGGCCTTCTGAACTTCCCTTTTTTTGACCAATTAATATGGCATCACGAACTAAAATTCGAGTTTGTTGATAACCAATTTCTGGCTCGTACGTTAATCCAAATTCTTGTAAAAAAGACGGTAACAGTAACCCGTTAACTCTTTCAATATCGTAACGGCTAACTAGTAAAGAGGTTACTGTTTGAGTATAGTCAAGCTCAAAACCAAAAAGGTTTAAAAATGATCGTAGATCTGCGTTATCCCAATCAGACGTTGCAGAATAAATTTGTGTTACTTTGTAGATTTCAGGAATGTATTTATATAGATTCTCACCTGATCCGTAATTTTTTACAGAAACACCTGTGACATCTCCAGCTCTTACCCATGCAAAAGTTAAAGTGTTGTAAACAAACATAGAGTAATAAAAAAAAGCTTCTTGACGAAGATTTCTATCTTCGTAGTAAGTTTGTAAAATTGCTTCCTTTGGAGAATCAACAATTATGTCACCATCCCAAGCATTTACAGGGTAGCCGTAACTGTTTCTCACAATACGTAGGTTTGACCACCTACCGCTTGGTGAAGACCATCTAATTTGTATATACCCATGGTCAATAGACCGAGCGGTAAACGAACCCGCTAAGTAACTAACGGCTGCGGAAGATCCATAGTAACTTAATCCGTAATAATCAATTCCGTAACGTGCCATTAGCTTAAAATACCCCCAGTAAGAGTTAAGCTGATGTCTGTTGTGTAATCTGTTTCTGGAATCTCGTTAACGTCGCACACAACGTCTTCAACAGTTAAAGCTGTTACTCCTTCTGTGACAGATACTACTGTTGTTGTAACGTTTGTAGCAATACACGCGTAAGAAAACGTGTTGCTTGTAACCGCTGTTACAACGTACGTGCCGTTAAAAGTCGCGTCAACATCTTTAACTTTAACTGTTGTTCCCACTGTTAACGCGTGTGTTGCGCTTGTAGTAAGAGTTGCTACATTTGAGGTCAGTACCTTGTTTGTTATGTTATAGGTTTTATCTCTGTCTTCTCTAACCAGTTTAGTGATAGATACTCTTCCCACACCTTCTACAGCTGCAATTGTGGTCATAACGTCTTGTAAAGTAATTCTGTCACCAAACGCAACGTTTTCAAAAGCTAGTAGCTCAGACAAGATAGCGTACACGTCTGTCTCTACAAGTGATTGCTTGTATTGCGGAAGCACTGTTATTGATGCATCAATCAAAACTGTTACGTAAGACGGTGGTTGAAATGTGACAGTTGTGTTAGCTGGGATTTTATCTGTCATGTACGCGAAAACAGCTGTTTTTAAATTATTAAAAGTTGTAGACGGTGTGACCCCGTCTATTTGCACACCCTTGTCTCCGTAAGGAGCAAAATACACAGTAACACTTGTGTAAACATCTGCAATAGATGTTGCCTTAGCTACTCCAGAAACTTGGACTACAAGAGAGGCGTAATCAGATAGTGACACAGCACGGTTTAAAGTTTTAACACTTGAAGGGGCTGATAGACGAATTGAGTCTGTGCTTTCTTGATCTGCTCCTCCAGTGGCTGCGCCAGGTATGGCTGTAGATATGTATTTGTTAAGTACTGTTAAACCTGCAGCTGAAAAGTTAGTAATAAACTTAATAGTGTTAGCGGCAACATTTCCTGCAGCCCCTCCACCTATTCTGTAAGTAGCGGTAATCTGTGCTGTATTAGGTGGAACTCGGCCACTAATCCCATCACCAAAAATAACAGATGTAACGCCATCACCATCTGTGTATGTGGAAAATACAGGATCGTACCCGTTGTAGTCAATAAGGTACGGCACTTCAGTGTAATTAGTTCCGTTTACAGAAATTGAAATACTTCCATTAATTACAGAAGACTCGTTTAACTCAAAAGTTTGATTTACAGTTCCATTAGATTCACCGATTGCCTCATTGGTTACAGTTGTACCTTGTGTTACAGTCACCGTAGTTGTTGTAGATCCAGCAGGAACAATCACTTCTGCGTCTGTTTCAAATAGAATTTGAGTTGTAGACGCGTTTGAAACCGCGGAGGTGGCAACTCTAGTAAGTCTAGGGACAGTGATGTTAACGGCTGAGGTGTTACTAAATGTTACCGTGCAAGTTGAAGCTGTTGGCTCTGTTGGCTTATAGCCTAAAAGTTTAGCTAATTGAAGAACGTTTTCACGCTGACTTGCTGTAGATATAAAGGACTCGTTAGCTGACTTATCAATGTAGTAATTAAGAATGTCACCCATATACGCAAACGTCTCAAGGATAGTCATGCCAAAGTCTGCTGGATCGCGGTTAGTCCACAACGGGGCGTAATACGGGATCAGGTCTACAAGGTCGGCGCGAAGGGAGGTGTAGTCTCTAGAGGTGTAGTCCACCTGTGGGATGAAATTGCTTGCCATTAGCGGTTTACCTCCAAGATAACGTCTCCTGATCGGCTAAGGATAGCCGTTTTAATTTTAACGTTTTGTTCATTTTTTTCTTTTTCGTACTTGTATTGTACGGTAGCAAACAGGTATCCGTCTGCGGGGTCTACCTCTACAGTGACCTTAGTAAGGGTTAGCGGCTTTAACCATTGAGAAAAGCCTGCGGCTACTGCCTGCTGGATGATGGCTTCAGCGGTATTTTCTGACTCAAAGACTGAATTGCCAGCTTCGGTGCCGTAGGTAGGGCGCATAACGCGCTCATTCAATCTAGTCATGACGACTAGAACTACGCGGTCTTGCCAAATCTTTTTCTCATCTGATGTATAAGACACCGAACCTGATGAATCAAATGAGAACGGTAAAGAGATTGCTCTTTCGGTCATGGTAGGACTCCCATCCATACTGGAAAGTTAGGGTCTCCTGCTATAAACATTACCCATACTTTTTGATCTAAATTTGGAACCCCGCGGTGAGCCGTATGCTCTTTTGTGTCTGTAGAGTCATTAAAAGCATCACCCGAAGACTCGTTCCATTTATTAGCTTTATTTACGGCTGTCTCATGCTCGTGGTCTAATTGAAATGTCGAATCTGGTGTTTTACCTGTGTGGTTGTTTGTATGAGCCAAGTTAAGGGTAATGCTGTGAGTATGGGCAGGGGAACCTCCGCTGGCTGTACTTAGGGTATCGGTGTGGTTAGCATGAGCTTGGAGCAAAGCTGCCACCTCAGAAGCTAAATGCTTTTTATGGTCGGGGTGATTGGCGTTAAACATCACAGGCATACAAGGATCTGCCCATTCAGTTACTTCTTGACCTAACACTTGAGGAACAATTAGTTGAATCCGTTGGTTATCTTCTGGGTCTTCATTATTTACGCATATGCCCAAATAAATTCCATAAAATCGTTTATCAAAAGTCATTATTATGCTCCTTTCTTCAATACGCGCTTGGTAATTATAGGGGATTTGTTTGTTTTGGGAATTATGTTGTTTAGTGTGCGGGTAGTGCTCTTCCAAACAGGTTCGGCTTGATTGCGTTTAGCGGCAGGTATTTGTTTGCGGTTGGAGGATCCGCCAAAAGTACCTTTAGTTTGAGGGGTGGGAAACTTAGAAGGAGCGCTTAGTGCGGTTTTTGGAACAACTTTTGTTTGTTTTACATTTGGAATAATTGTTCGTTTTTGAAGATAATCTGGAGAAGTAACTCGCTTATTGTCGGCCCACGCCTCTGCAGTACCTAAAGAGTCTATGCCAACAGTCATAACTGTTGTATAAAGTTGTTGATTGAGCTGTTCTTCAATAATTCTATGCTCAGCATCAAGAACTACCCAGTACCCTGAATA